ACATTATTTATTTTTCTTATTGAGTTTATTAATTGAGTCCCTACATTTTGAGTTACACCATTATTTCTTTCAAATGGAAAATCAACATTTCCTGAATTATAATAATACTCTATTGATTCATCACCAAACACCGCAATTTCATTACCAACTCTTTCAATGCCGCTTGCGGCATCCGGTGAGCTTTCCATTACACCAAAATCCAAAGCATTTACACAATTCGCTTCATCAGCAACTTTTGTAAACAGATTTGATATATAAAATCTATCTTCGACATCTCCACTTGTTAGATTAGCCCTTCTTTGCAGCCAAATAAAATAACCATCTTTGTATTCTTGATCAATTACATTTGTTGGGAAGTCGGGATCTGTAATATCCTGTAAATCTGGTGTATCCATAAATGTGTTTATGTCAACTAAAAAACCTACAGTATCTACATCTGGATTTTTGGAAGTAGCTACGATAGACAATGCAAAGCCATTATCAATCATTTTTATATTATAAAACTCATCATCTGATTGATCACTTGTTATTGTTTCAATTGCATTTTGAACATTACCGTCTTCATCAATAGCCTCAAGTGATGCAACTATATCGTTGACAGGAGTAAGTCTATAAACAAAAAAAGTAAACAAAATACCGTTTGAAGCTTTATATATAGATATCGGTTGTGTAAGTTTAGGGTCAGATATTGGGCTTACAACACCGATCTCTCTTTCTTGTATAAGTCCAGGCGTGTAAGATAATTTTGATTGTGACTTGCTTAACCCACTACCAATCTCTTGATACATGTTAACACAACGCTGTGCATCAAACTGAAGCGCATCATCTTCGTAAAATCCACCTGATAACGGTATAGTAGGCATTAAGCAAAAGTCCTCGGTATAAATGTTCTCATTGCTTCACCAACATCACCACCCCTGTTACTCGCTGGAGTTGTTGTTCCAAAATCAGGTTTCCATTGTTTAGCGTTAAGATTATTAATCTTCATTCTAATCTCGTTTCTTTCCTCTCTCATTTCACGAGTTATTGCTACACGAAATTTTGGAGAAAGTTTAAACGCTAGCTCATATACTATTAAATCATTATAACCATCCGGTAAATCAACAGTATCAGTTTTATCTGCATAATTACCAAACTTAAACCATTTCTCAATATAAACAGTATAATTTTGACTTGGTACAGGATAAAACTTAATTGTTCCAAGCGGATATTCTGGATTGTAGTAAAACCATCTGGGCCAATAGGACGTTATAGTTTTTAGACGAATAGCATTATACTCATCAAAGCTTACACCTTTTACACTATAGTCTAACTCTTGATTATTTGGATCACGGACAAGCATGTCCTCTATACGAACAGGCCTATCGGTCTCAAAGTCACCTCCAGGCCCTATTGTATATTCGGCTTTATTAGCTTGCAACGGGAAAGACAATTGAACTTGCGAATAGCCTTTTAATTTACTCACATTCCATTTATCAATTAAATTGTTTAGAGTTCTAAGTCCTGTATCAGCATCTTCATCCGTTAACGGTTCATTTGCTGATTGTAGACCTAAAAGCTCTAACGCCTCATATATTATGCCTTCTGCCGTTGCCATTTTTTAACCTTCTTTAGGCTTTGGGCCTCGTTTCTTTGGCTCAGTTGCCTTTTTTACGTTTTCAAGTGCATCAACAAAGTTTACAACCTTAAACCTATTAGAGGTTGGTGCATCTTTATCAAATACGCTCTTGATTTGTTCATATTGCTCAACAGTTTCACAAAGAACACCTTCACAAACTTTTTCGTCCGTGCTAACGAAATAAGCCCATTGTCTTTGTGATTGCTGCATCATGCTCTCTTTAAGTTTTTCACCTTCGAGCGGTTTCGGAATATCTACTTGCATTTATTTATCCTTTTTATAAGGTAGTGGCTCAATTAAGAACCACTACCAATTGTTTTATACTTGAGCAGCACCCCATTGGATACCAGACCACCAAGGAGCAAGAGCCGCATAGCCGTATAGTACGTCCAATCGACTGATAGCTTCATAAGTGGAAATATCGCCATCCATTGTGAGCTTCATTGAGATTTTGAGCTTCTCATCACGAATGTAACGCTCTACGTTCGAATTGATCTTGTGAAGATCTTGAACAGCAAAAACGTGTGCATCTCGGTGATAGAAAAGGCCTTGTTCATATGTAGTACTTGCAGAACCTTGAACTGTAATTGCTGCATTATCAGCCGGTAGTGCATCAATATTTTGATACGCACCAGCCGCTTCAAGAGCAGGAGCTACAGGAATAGTCATATTTCCTGAACCATCAGAAACAGCATCAGCAGTTGCAACAAATACCTGAAGGTCTTTTTTAGCTTGCTTAGACACAAGGTTTACACGACGAACACCAGCAATAGTGAAGCGAGTGCCTTTTGTAAGTGTCTGGGTTGCACCCCATCCATCAGTAACAAGTGAAGAAGCGCCTTCAGCAGTAGAACCGTTCAAAAGAGGCGTACCTGTTGCGTCACCATTTGTGTGTGATGAAAGGAAGTCAGTTGACCATACATCAAAATCAGCTACATTACCGTTAACGTGTCCAGTTCTGTAGTCCTGTGAACGTTGGCCAGTCGGATTAAATAGATTAATCATGCCAGAAGCAAGTGATTGAATCATATCCTCAGTACCTACATAGTGACGGTTTGAGCGTGAAGCCATATTCTTGTTAAGAAGTGCTTTTGCGCTTGAAATATCACTGTAAGAACTTGGTGCAGTTCCAGGGGTTCCGATTGAGTTGTAAGTTGCTTGTTGAGCTTGTGTTAGAACATCGTTGTCGATATCTGCACAAAGGGTATCCATTGCAGTCTCAAGATTTTCCTGAGAAAACATCGCCATACCTTCAACAGTGGTAAGATCTTGTGTAAGCTCTTGAGAAGTGAAAGCAAGTCCAACGTGCTTTTGAGTAGTACGTGGGAGATTGATTACACGCTCAATATGATCTTGTTTTACAAGAGTTGCACCAGTTGACACAACATAGCGTTGAATTTGTTTGATTTGGATTGTTGAACCAGCTTTTGTACCGAAAGCCTGATAAGTTTTATCATACTGACGGTTGAAAGTGTTACCAACAATTGATTTTACATTAAATTGACGGATAATTTCTTTATCCAAAGCCGACATTACTTTAATATCGTTTGCCATTTTTTACTCCTTAACCATAGAGAAACTTATTCATTTCTGCTTCGTAATCTCTTTGGCTTGAAATTGAACCTAAATTGTTTCCTTGTTGTGGAGTAACAGCTCTTGTATTCCCTGCGGGATCGGGAGCACTTGAGACAGACGGCTTAATATCTGCTTGAGATTCCATCTTTATAATCTCTCGTGCCACATCCAAAGGATCGTTTAAAGTATTTATTTTATACCTTAAAGAATTATCTAGAGCTAGGCTTTTGAGTAACACTTCAGGCTTTTCGCTTTTAAGAATTGCTTGTTTAACAAGAGGTGAAGAATCATTTGCTACTATATCGTCATACATTAGCACGTCTTTCTCTGTTTTCATAGCTTCTTTAAGCTTTTGCTCATAACTACCGACAACTTTATTAAATTCCTGTTGTGCCTGTAGGCGCTGTTCCTCTTCCCTTTCTTTGGCTCTAAGCCTCTGGTAGTTCTGTTGGAACCATTCGCCCTCAGTTACATCATCGTTAAAATCAAGTGTATCGGTTGTTTGAGTTGCCTGTGCAGGCTGTTGTAATTCCTGCTGTCTCAAACGCTCCAGTTCTCGCTCCGCTTGTTGACGCTTTCTGCGCTCATAATACAATTGATTATGCTCTTTTTCGTCAATTTGCGGTTGTTGCTGTTGCTCCGTTTCTTGTGTCTCGGTTCCTTCGGCTACCTGTTGAGCTTCCTCAACTTGTGGCTCTTCTACCGGTTCTTGGTTTTCGTCCATTTATGTCTCGCTTTTTTGCGGTGTTATCGCTGTAATAATCATATCCATTTTACTGGCAAGATCATTCATCGATTGTTTGATTAATTCAACCTCTTTACGTGATTGAGCTTGAATCTCAGACTCTTTAATGTCTGTCTGGTCGGACATCTCTTGACGCATGGTTTCGCCTTCTTGTTTCATTGCCTCTTTGCGCAAATCAGCACTTACTTTAAGTTTAGCTTCTTCCATACGTTGTTGAGCTTTCTCACGCTCTGCCATAATTACATCTTGATACTCTTCATTTAATTGTTGAGATTGTTGTAATTGTTGTGACAGTTGCGCAACCTCTGCCTGTAATTGCTCTTGGGTTTTCTCTTCCTCGTCAGCATATAAAGCAGGGTTTTGTATTTTTTGGAACTTTTCGGCCAATTTGTCACTACCCTGAACGTCAGATAGTTTCACCAAATCATTAGCCATCGCATCCCTAAATTGTTCTGATAACATATTTCCAACGGTTACAAGGTACTCCATTGACTCTTTACGTCTTGAGCTTGCACTTGGCCCCGTTTCAATGTATACGTCAAAATTCGCATTTTTAATATCTAAAAACTTACCATCTGGATTCTGAGCGTTAATTTTCATAACGTCCTCTTTTCCATCTTCTCCGATAATTCTTACAGTTCTTTCAGTATCATAATATTTAGGAATGAGGTCTCCCAATATTCTACCAAGTAACTGCGTCGAGAAGGCACGGCACTCGATAAACACATTGGTATTATTGAGAGCCTCATCCGAGCGGGCAAGTATCGCCTTTCCGCTATCATCTTTACCAACCGCACCAAAAGCACCATCAAGTATTCCCATGGTTCTTTTTGCGTCTTCATCAACCATCTGAGTAGCTGCCACAAGTCCAGCAGGAACATCAGGAGAAGGTATTTGAATTGGTGGCTGGTTTGTATACGAGCCGTCACCGTTGTCTATTTTATTGTAAAGTAAGTAAGGTTGTGGGCTTATATTCGCAAGACCGTAATCTTCCTCATGTCCTTCAACCTGATCAGCCTCCATCATAAAAGGAGCAAGAGGTTTAAGAGCGAGGTTTTCTAAGGTATTCCCTACAAGGTAATTCTTGAGCCTTCCTGACTCTTTAGCCCAACGAATAAGAGAACTATAATAGATGCTACCGTCAACCTTATATTTAGGCCCAAGCATAGGAATAAGCGGTATATATTCACCTGGCCAATCACCGTTTTTTAAAACTTCAGTATCAGAACATATATACCATTTAATTTCAGTCTTATCGTAGTCACGCTCTGCTAAAATCTTTCCGGTATTACTCAAATATTTATATAAATCTTTAGTACCCCACTGAATAGCGAGCTGAACCATGTCTTCAGAATCCATTTCAGACTTAAGTTTATACTCAAGCTCATTTGTCAGAGGATTAAGAAATGATACTAGTTTATCTGTTTTTACCGTTCTCTCGTAGTATTTACAGAGAGTTACAACGTCTTTTACACTACTTTGATTCTCTGGATTAAATTTAGGGAAGCTTTGACAATACGCTTCTGGGTACTGTTTTTCAAATTCTTTCTTGCAAACATCATAAATCCAGCCGCCCATTGTCATATCTGAGCGGTCTTTATCTTCAGTGTCTAAGTCAAAAAATACAGATTCAGGGTTTTCAATTTCTTTTACTACCAGTTTCTTATTAAAGCTCTTTCCGTCCCACTCAGCATCAACACGACAAAATCCCATACCTCTAGCGAGCATAGAATAAAAGTTATCGTCAAGTATCTGATAACCCATAGAATCACGCATGATATTATTAATTAGGCCCTGAAATACATTTGCCAATGATTTATCAGCACCAGAATCAACAGCTGCCACTTTAATATAGCTTTCACGTGTTTTATAAAAATCTTGTACTCTGCGTATGTATGTTGGCGCTGTATTGATTACAGGTTTTGGACGTTGCCCTCTTTCCTGTTCTGCCGCAACTGTCCATTGTTTACCGTTCGTGTAATCAGCGTCATCAGCTGAAACGGTCTGAAAGTCATCGGTAATGGAGTAGAATCTTTGGGCGGCATCTTTAGCCCTTTGAACTACATCTGTAGTATTATATTCGGACATTTGACAAATTATTTAGATATCTAGTATTAAATATAAATAATT